TTATTTATTGCAGCAAGGAATGTAACATGAACATCGACACCATATTGATTCAAGAACTTCAACTCATCCATGAGACAGCATGTATCTCTGAGCATCCTGATGACATAGAATATATGAACACTGTGAAGGCGGCAGCTGAAGTATTGCTTCGCTATAGCATGACACCTAATCAGATAAAGAGTTACTTCGATGAGTTTTAAAATCAGCAGTGATGGCTCAGCTGCTGTTGACCCTGAGTATTATTGGATTGAGATTGACAGCATAACACCCCGTGGTGTTAAGCTTCAACTCCTAAGCATCAGTGGTGTTGCCACCTATGGTAACTACACTGGTGATACCTTCTGGACGCATTGGGCGCCCCTACCTAAACGAAAGAAACCAAATGACATTGAATAAGTGGATGATTAAATATAGCTCTGGTGCATATGTAACACCAGCCAATGGTGATATTCCTTACATCTTCAACACAAGGCGTGAAGCTTTGCATGAGTCTGGTAAATACTTTGATGCTGCACCATGTGCTGTCACTTTTAGCATTGAGGAAGAAGCTGTGCCACAGCAAACACTTACACTGAAGAAGCGTAGCATTGATTAGTAAATAGCATGGCATTCATAAAGACACATACCCGATGCGAGAAATGTGGCAGCAGTGATGGCTGTGCTATCAATAATGATAGATCAACCTACTGTTTTGTTTGCTCTGTATATACACCACCAGATTTAGAAAAGGAACATGATGTGATTGATGTAGATGTAAAAGTTCCAGATATGAGTTTCCTTAAGCAATACAATAAGGGCACATCTGTATCTGTACTCGATAGGCGGCTTACCAAAACAACAATGGAACGCTTCGGTGTTGTTCGTGATGAGGACAAGTATTACTTTCCCTACTACGACAAAGACCTACAGCTTGTAGCTGCTAAGGTTAGAGGTGTGAAGGACAAGACCTTCGTTGCCAGTGGTGCATGGTCTAAGGGTACGCTGTTCGGACAGAACCTTTTCCCCACTGGTGGCAAGTACATCACCATTGTAGAGGGTGAGTTTGATGCACTGGCTGCATACCAAATGACAGGTAGCAAATGGCCTGTCGTTAGCATCCGCAATGGTGCAGCATCGGCTGTGAAAGACTGTCGTGCCAACTACGAATACTTGAACAGCTTCGACACCATTGTCGTTTGCTTTGATGGTGATGCTGCTGGTATCAAGGCCAGCAAAGAAGTGGCTGAGCTTTTCGGTAGCAAGTGCAAGGTGTTCAAGCCTGTTGCTGATCACAAGGATGCGTGTGATTGGCTTGCTGAAAGCAAGGAAGCAGCATTCGTTGATCGCTGGTGGAAGGCTGAGTCCTTTGTACCTGATGGCATCGTAGCTGGCAGTACGCTGTGGGATGTTGTGTGTACACCAATGGCACCAGCCGATTGCAACTACCCGTGGGCAGGGTTGAACGAGATCACCTATGGCATCCGCTTCGGTGAGCTTGTCACTGTCACTGCTGGCAGTGGCTTAGGTAAGAGTCAGGTGCTGCGTGAGGTGGTGTGGCATCTGTTGCAGAAGACTAAGGACAACATAGGTCTGATGTTCCTTGAGGAGAGTGTTCGCAAGACAGCACTGTCGATGATGAGCTTGGCAGCTAACGCACCATTGCATCTACCTGATGCTGTTGTCTCCAATGAAGAGCGTGAGCGAGCCTTTGCTGAAACACTTGGCACAGATCGGCTGTTCTTGTTTGATCACTTTGGCAGCACATCAATTGAGAACATTGTCAATCGTGTACGCTACATGGCAAAGGGCATGGGATGCAAGTATGTATTCCTTGATCACCTGTCCATCATTGTGTCAGCACAAGACAATGGTGATGAGCGCAAAGCCATTGATGAAATTATGACGAAGCTGCGTATGCTGGTACAAGAAACCAACATTGCCTTGATCATTGTCAGTCATTTGAAACGACCATCTGATAAGGGTCATGAAGAGGGTGCGCTTACATCACTGTCACAGCTTCGTGGCTCTGCCGCAATTGCTCAGCTGTCAGACATGGTGATTGGTCTTGAGCGTAATGGACAATCAGAAGATGAAGTGGAACGCAACACCACTAAGGTTAGAGTGTTGAAGAACCGCTACAGTGGACAGACCGGACCAGCCTGTCATTTGCATTACAACAAGCACACTGGTAGAATGTTGGAAGTTGAACCTGAACCTGATGGAGAATTGTTATGAGAAAAGACGTTGAAAAGATTACTAATTATTATAATTCTAGATACTACCAATTTAGAATGCTTGAGAGGGCAGTTGATTACTTTAAAACTAAACCCAGTAACGCAGATAGTTATACATGGGCGCATCTATTTGAATACGCTCTTTGTAAAGAAGAAGCTGACAAGATGTTTGATCTTCTTGATGACAAGACGATTGATATGTTAGCTGGATTTAAAGTAAGTTTTGTTATTGGTATTGCAGATGAGCAAGGGTAGTGTTGAAGATTTCAAACTGTCGGTAGATATTAATAAGTACTTACCAAATGCAACATTAAGGAATGAACATGAGCGAGATAGAAATCTATTGGCAAGCGATAAGAAAGAAGAGTCCTAGACCTTTACCAGAGTTTAAGAACTTGCATATTAGTCACCAGCATATGATTATTCAAAGCGTCAACTTGTTGTTGGCTGTCATCAATGGTGCATCTAATGACATGGCTTGATCGAACCCTGATAAGGGGTGACTTCCTTTGTCTGTGTACAACAGAGGCTGAATTTGTAAAAGAACTCAGGCGAACAAAGGTGCCAACCCCGTGGCCTAAGTGGATTGACGATGACGCTCTTGCCATGACACACTATGTTGTCACAGCAAAAGGAAACAGGGTTAGCTTTGTATGTATTGCTGACAAAAAACTGGATGGCATACCAACAGCGGGTCTGTTAGTACATGAAGCTGTACATGTGGTGCAGGAATACTTGAGATACATTGGTGAGGAATCACCAAGCATTGAGTTTCAGGCATATGCTATACAGGAGGTGAGCAATCATTTAATGTATGCGTATCGAGATAAACAATTAAAGAAGAGGAAATGAAATGGATTGGGTATACGATATTGAAACATACCCTAACTGCTTCACCTTCACAGCCATCTGTGCAGACAACTCACGCACTCATGTGTACGAATGCTCATCACGAAAAAATGATGTGTCGCAATTGTTTGAGTTCTTAGACATGTTGCATGACAAGAAGCATAGGATGGTTGGCTTCAACAACAAGGGCTTTGACTATCCAGTGTTGCATGAGTTGCTTGAAGTGAGGGCTAAAGCTGTGACAGTATCTGGCAAGGCTGTTGCCAAGAAAGCATACAAGGTTGCACAAGACCTCATCTCTGTACAAGCTGAGCATAATAATGCTCGTTTAAAAGAGTATATAAAGCAGATCGATCTATTTAAGATACATCACTTCGACAACAAGGCACGAGCCACTAGTCTGAAGATGATTGAATTTAATATGAAGTCTGACAGCATTGAGGACTTACCCTTCCCTGTTGGCACTGAGCTTACTGACAGTGAGATTGATGTGTTGCTTAAATACAACATGCATGATGTAGTGAAGACACTCGACTTCTACAACATCTCATTGAATCTCATCCGCTTTCGTGATGAGTTGTCGAAGAAGTATCGGCGTGACTTCACCAATCACAATGATACAAAGATCGGCAAAGACTACTTCATCATGCAGCTTGAGAAGACAATGCCAGACTCATGCTACAAGAAAGACAGTACTGGCAAGAAGGTTATTAACCAGACTAAGCGTCCATTGATTGCCATCAAAGACTGCTTGTTTAGTTACTATGACTTTCAGCGACCAGAGTTTAAGGCAATCTTTGAATGGTTCAAGAAGCAGACCATCACTGAAACTAAGGGTGTGTTCTCTGACATAACTGAGGACAAGCTTGAGCGAGTGGCGATGTTTGCTGACATGAATGTCATGCGTAAGAAGTTTAAGGCAGAGCAGATAGACGAAGAGCTTGCTGCTTTCAAAGCTGCCTACCCTGCTGGCTGGATTGATAAGGTGGAGTTGAAGGCCAAGAAGAAAGGCCAGCCTGTCTATTCCTACTGGTACTGCTGGCATGAAGCTGAGACATTGAATGTCATGGTTGATGGCTTTCGCTTTGACTTCGGCACTGGTGGTATTCATGGCAGCATGTCATCATGCATCGTAGCTGAGAGCGATACTCACCAGCTTATCGATGCGGATGTTAGCTCCATGTATCCGAACATTGCCATTGCCAACAGGGTGTATCCAGAACACCTCACTGACAGGTTCTGTGACATCTACAAGGATGTGTACGAGCAGCGTAAGAGCTACCCCAAGGCT